ATCAACAAATGATTTTATTTATTCTGGTCATGATAAAGTTTTAATGGAGAAAAAATAAATGCCATTACCAATTCATACTTCTTCTTATTATAATTTACCTGAATTGAATTTTAGAAATAGTTTATATGCTATGGAAATTGCATTAGATACTAAATTTCAAACTGATTTCTTTAAAGGTGAAACAAATAGAATTGTTTATAGCAAGAATAGTTATGCATTAAGAAAAAGAATAGAGAAAAAAGAAGATAACATATCTAACTTAAATTTTCCTTTTATGAATTATAGAACAAAACCTGACGGTATTAAATTTGGTACGTCTAGACCCTGGAAAAATACAATATCAGCTTTAAAGGGAATTTATATAGAGGAATTAAGTAGAAATTTAAGAGTGGTGCCAATAACAATAGACTATGAAGGAACACTTTGGTATCAAAGAAGTGATGACACAAATTATACTTTTCAAAATATTATGTATGATAATGCAGTAGAAACTATATTAGAATATACAATAAATGTATCAGAACAAGACATAAGAATGATAGCAATTTTAAATTATAATTATGAGTTTGACCCGATCTACGATGAAAATAAATGGTTAGAGACAAATAAAATTCATACCATAGGGTTTGATTTTACTTGTGAAACGTTTTACATCAAAGATGCAGATGTAAGTATTCCGGATAAAGTACTATTTGATTTTGCAGTTAATAATGAATTAGATGAGGAATCAACAAGTAGTTTAATAACTTTAGTGAATAACCATTATACTGAGGAAACTTCGGAAGTATAATCATATATTTATTAGCTTATTTACCAAAAGATTTAAAAAGCGGAAGCAGCGTTTTCTTTAATAGAAGATGCTGCTATTTTTTTGTAAAATCTATACTTTTAATAATTCCATAAACTATATAATTATAAATCTAAGTAATAAATTAGGAGATATATAATGTCACAGTCGTGGAGAATTCAGACACAAGAAAGTAATCTCAGCGCTACTGCAATTCCTACTGTAGGAAATGTTATGGCTTCGGTTATAAGATCGAGTAAAGGTCCAGTTAAGCCTGTAAAAATTTATAAAGGGCAAAATCAAAGGTTAATTAGTATTTTTGGCAAACCTAGCTCTACCTATCCTGATGTTTGGGACATGATAGAAGCAAATAAAAAGGGAGATACCTGGATATCAGCTCCCAATAAAAATGGTTTATATGGTGGAGTTTTAGTTACAAAAACAGGTACTGTACCATTAAAAAGTGGGCTATCTAGCATCTCTACTGTAACTTTTTCAGCATTACCAGTCGAAGAAACTTTAGGAACTGGTGATGGATCCACTGTAACTTTTACTGCAACTTTAACTGATAAAACATACTATAATAATACAACCATTGATCTAGAGGTTGATGGAGTTTCTATTAATGTTACTGCTTCAGATGCAGCCACAGAAGTTTTATCAACTACTCCTAGTGTTGGATCTGGAACCTATGTTAGATCTACTGGAGTTTTGACATTTACATTTTCTTCTGCCCCTACTACTGGGCAAGTTATAACTTCTACCTACACAACTAATAGAGCTAATGATGTATATTATGCTTTATTTGCAAATAATCCTTATACAGATGATTTAGCAGTTCAAGTTACGGAAGCTAGTTCAGTATTTACTATTACTGCTTACCAAAAAGATTCAAATGGTAATTATATAGAATTACCTAATTCCCCATATTCAGCTTCATTAACTGCTAATACTAAAAATGGATTCGGTAAAAATATTTATATTGTAGATACTTTTACTGATGATGATTATATAACACCTTATATTAATACAGCTCTAACATTTACTACCTTTATCGATGATACTGCTATAACAGATTTCGCTGGTGGTAGTAGGGGATCAGCAATTACTATCACTGAATTAACCACAGGATGGAATTATTTCCAATCACCTACAAAATATGCTACTGACATCTTTTTTGATTGTACATCTGACAGTGGAGTTCCCGCTATATTTAGTACTTTAAGAGGAACATACCAAAAATATTCAGCTTATTTACTTTCACTTCCTAATTCTAATTCGACTACAGCTATAAGTAATAAACAAGCATTATCAATATCTGATAGGGGAATTTATTTTTATTGGAATTGGGGTAAAGTACAAGATACTTATAATAACTCTTATTTTTATTCTGCATTGATGGGTCGAGTAGCCGGTAAACATGCAGATATGGTAGATGTATTTAATGGTTTAGCTCCAAGCTGGATAGATGAAAATAATCATGGTGGTCAATTAGGAAGCGGAATATTAGAGTTGGTTAATGATCCAACAGAAAGTGAACTTGAAGCTTTAGACACAGCTCAAATTAACCCAATTATCTTTGATCCTAATTATGGTGTAATGATTGTTTCTGATAGAACCTCAGTATCTACTTTAAGTGATTATTCATATATTGGACATTCAAGAACTGCTGATTTTATCATGAGTAATGTAGTATCTCAAGCTTTACCTTTTCAGCTTACTAAGTTAAATGATTTAAATCACAGAGGACAAGTTAGATCTAAAGCAGAGCTAATAGTTAATCCTTTATTAAGAGCACCTTATAATTTACTTAGAGATGCTAGAGTAATTTGTGACGAGACAAACAATGGAGATGAAGTATTGGCAAGACGAGAATTTCATCTTGATCTGTTCATACAATTTTCACCTTTCAGCGAAACAATTAGATTTGTATTTACAAATATAGGACAAAATACTACTATTGATGAAGTAATTGGAGCATAATAAAAAGATGATTGATAAAAATGAGTTAAAATTGTGGTTAGTAAATAATTTGTATACTAAAAATAAAAATAGATTTAAATTTATTAAATATAATAAAATATTAGACAATAATATTACTTACAAAGAGTCTTTAGTAGAAAACACAAGTTATTTAAATAAATTTGATAATATTTCTATATATGAAAGAGTATATAATATAGTAAATGAATTAAAAGAAACTGATATTATTTGTCCTATATGTAATACTAATAAACTTAAATTTGTTGCTCAAAATATAGGTTATAGTAAAGTATGCGGGAAAAAATGTAGTAGTATTATGATAGGAAATAAAAATAGAGGAAAACCTAAACCAAAAGAGTTTGGTGAAAAAATAAGAAAATCAAAATTAGGTGTACCAAGACCAAACTGGGTTAAAGAAAAAGCCTCTAATACAATTAAACAAAAATATGAAAATGGTTATATTAGTCCTAATAAAGGAAAACAATTTTCTGAAGAAAGAAGAAAAAATATCTCTAAAGCTAAAAAAGGAAAAACCTCACCTTGGAAAGGTATTACAGGAAGATATACTCAGGAGACAATAGACAGAATATCTATAGCGTCAACTATTCAAACTATAGAGCGTTTAAAAGATCAAAAAGGTGAAGGATGGAAACCTGCTTATAACAAATTTGCTTGTGAATTTTTTTGTTTAATAAACAATAAATTAAGTTTAAATGGTCAACATGCTTTATATAAAGGAGAATACTATATAAAAGAATTGGGATACCATTTAGATTATGTTGACTTTGATCACAAACTAATAATAGAATGGGATGAGAATCGTCACTTTGATTCTAATGGAAATCAAGTAGAAAAAGATATTATAAGACAAAATAGAATTATGTCTCTAGATAAATTTAAAGATTTTAAATTTGTCAGAATAAAAAATAAAGATAATGACAAGTATTTATTTATCTCTTTTAGAGGTTTATTAGAAAAATTAGATATTATTAAAAATCAAAACCAAATTTTTAAAATAAAAGATTTACTAGTAGCATAAAAAATATTAACTATATAATTATAAAGTAAAATAGATAACAGGAGATAAAAAGTGGCAATCGACGATGTATATAATTTAGGCTCGGATGCGTTAGGTAACGAGTTCGAGATAATTATCCCCCCATTTCCAGGTGTTATAGATTTAACTAGCACAGTTTTAAGAACAACAAAATTCGAACTTCCTGGTTTAGGGGTTAGTACTTATACTGTAGATTATAAAACTCAAAAATTTACTAAACCTACAGGTAAGAATAACACTCCAAATGAATTTACATTTGATTTTAGAATTGATAAATACTGGAAAGTATATGAAGGTTTAGAAAATTGGCTAAATATTATTCTTAATCAAGATACTGGTGGCATGGCTCTAGACGGCATTGCGGGAACAGCCTCTTCTATAAGAATTCCCATTGACGCAATTCCAGTTGACCACAATGGTGATACTACAAAAAAAGGTTGGACATTTACTGGATGTTTTATAAGTAACTTAACTGGAGCTAGTTTTGATCAATCAGTTGGTGAAGCATTAACAGCTACTGCAACAATACAATTTGTTAAGAGATTAGCTAGAACTTAATTTTTTACTCCTCCTATTTTTATATATTTTACCTTTCCCATATCCATTACTAAAATTTTGGATATGGGATTTTTTTTGGTTACTAATTTTTTAACTATATATTTATAATTAAAAAAAAATAAGAGGACTTAATTTTGGCTATTGGCAGTGAAATTGAATATCTTTCAACCATTGATTTTCAGCTTTCAAATTTATGGGATTTTGTTATCATTGAACAACCGGCAGTAAATAATATATCAAGTATAATATCTAGTGGTATTAACAGTATTGCTGGAGCTTTAATGAAATTTAAAATCACTACTTGTAACCTCCCTCTTCCTGGATTGATTACTGAAAATACAAAAATAGGAACAAAACATTATACTAGTAGAGAATACGAGGGTGATTTTCAAATA